GAACCCGCCCGCGCACGTGCAGCTCGGGAACATCGCGGCGGGCCTCGGCACATGGAAAGCGCCGGCGCCCGAGGCCGCCTCCGCCCCCTCCGGTTCCGATGTGTCCTTCGACTTCCTGCAGGCCGCGCTCGCCGCTGGCGGCGTCTTCACCGGAACGACCCCTGACCCCACGAACGGGTGACCCATGCCGATAGCTGGCCAGCCGATTACCACCGCGATCGATGCGAACCCGACCGGGTTCCTTGGCGCCCTCGCGCGCATCGAGCGAGAGACCAAGGCGACCTTCGGAGGCATGGCGAGCCCCCTGCGCCAGATCGAAGGCATCGCGGCCGGAGTCACGAAGCAGTTCGGCACCATGACCAGCGTGTTGACGGGCGGGATCATCGGCACCACGATGCTCGCGTCGGCGCGCGCGGCCATCAACTTCGGTGACGAGGTGAACAAGGCAGCATCACGAGCCGGCATGGCCGCTGGCGAGATGGCGCGGCTTGCCGTCGCCGCGAAGGCCACCGACGTCGACATCGGTACGCTCTCGAAGAGCTTCAAAGAGCTGCAGACGTCCATCAGCCGCGCGGGTACCGGGTCGAAGAACGACGCGGCACTCTTCGAGGCGCTTGGCATCGAACTGAATGCCCTGAAGGCGATGCGCCCCGAGGAGCAGCTCGGACTCATCGCCGATCGCCTGGCGCAGATCCGGGACCCGGCGGACCGCGCCCGCGTCGGGACCGACCTCCTGGGCAAGGCGTACCTGGAGCTGGTGCCGCTGCTCGAGCGCGGCTCCGCAGGCCTGCGCGAGATGATCGAGGAGCAGCGGCGGCTCGGGAACGTGCTCGGCGAGGAACAGATCAAGGCGCTGCGCGACGCAGACGATGCGATCAAGCGGATGAACTCCTCGTGGCAGGGCCTCTCCAGGACGCTCACGGCGGCCGTGGCGCCGGCGCTCACTGCCGTGTTCGACGCGCTGTCGCGGGCCAAGGCGGGCACCGAGGAGGGGCTCAAGAACGCCCTCGCTGGCACCCAGTACCAGCTGCGAGAGCTGGAGAAGCGCCGCGCGACGATCAAGGGGCCGAAGATCGACACCTCGGAGCTGGATGCCGACATCGCGAAGGCACGCGCGAAGATCGACGAGCTGATGGGCCAGCTGCTCCCCGGCGTCACCCCAACGTCCCAGCGAAAGGGCGACATCGACCTCTCGAAGCTCGCGCCGCCCGACAAGGCCGGCAAGGGCAGCGGCACCGCAGGCGACTCGGTCATGGCCGCGTTGCAGGCGCAGCTCGAGGCCCGCCAGCTCATCTATGCCCGCGAGAACGAGGGCCGCGAGTTCAGCAAGGCGCAGGAACTCGCCTTCTGGCGCGAGATCGTCGAGACGGTCGAGATGGGCACGAAGGATCGCCTGGCCGTGTTCCAGCGCATGTCCCGCCTCGAGGTGGAGATCGCGCGCGACGTGGCACGGCAGAAGATCGAAGTGGACCGCGTGCGAGGTGAGGCGGCGCGGGACCTGGAACTTTCGGAGATCGCGAGCGCCGAAGCGGCTGCTCAGCGCGAGGTGGACGCCGGGCAGCGCACGAAGGCCTCGCTGCTCTCCCTGCAGCGTGAGTTCAACGAAGCGCGGCTCGTGGTGGAGCTGGAATTCCTAGAGCGCAAGCGCGCGCTGCTCTCCGCAGACCCCGATGCGGACCCGGCCGCCCTGGAGGCGCTCGAGGCCGCGAAGCTGGCGGTGAAGCGCAAGTACGCCGAGCTGGGGCTGCAGATCAGCGACAAGGAAGCGAAGGACACCGGCGGCAAGATCGCCAACATCAGCCAGACCATCGGCCAGGCTTTCAGCAACTTCGCGAACTCGTTCCTCACGAACTGGCGCGGGCTCGGCAACGCCCTGCGCTCGCTGCTCGGCAGCATCGGGCAGACCGTGATCAACGAGCTGGTGCTGAAGCCGATTCAGGCGCGCGTAGCTGCGTTCGCGCGGGAGCGGCTGCTCGCGCTCGCGACGATCGCGACCGAGGGCGCGAAGGCCGGAGCGGGCGCCGCGGCGTCGCAGGCCAGCATTCCGATCATCGGCCCGGGCCTCGCGATCGCGGCCATGGGGGCCGTGCTGGCGGCCGTCGGAGGGCTCTCGGCGAAGGTCCCGAGCGCCGCCGGCGGCTTCGACATCCCGAAGGGCATGAACCCGCTGACGCAGCTCCACGAGCGCGAGATGGTGCTGCCGGCGACGCTGGCGGACACGGTGCGCGACATGGCGGCGAGCCGCGGCGCCGAGGGCCCCGCGCGCGCGAGCACGCCCGTGCAGCTGCGCGCGATGAACGTCGGCCGGGACTTCCTGATGATGAACCGGAACGAGCTGGCCGACGTGCTTCGCGTGCTCGGCGCCGAGTTCAAGATCCGGCCGTGAGCTCGCTCCTCTACCCGTCCAACCTGCCTGGACTCACCTTCGGGCGCACGCGCACGCCGGTCTACTCGACAGGGATCTCGCCGCGCGTCAGCGGCAAGGAGTCGCGGCTCGCGTACCGCGTCTATCCGACCTTCCGCTTCGAGCTGAAGTACGAGTGGCTGGACGATCGGATCGCCGTGTCGCACCTGCGGGCGCTGCAGGGCCTCTTCATGGCGATGAAGGGGCGGTGGGATTCGTTCCTCTACACGGATCCCGACTTCAACTCGGCGACCGCGTTCCAGTTCGGCACCGGGGACGGCGTGCGCACCGTCTGGCCGCTGATCATGCGGTTCGAGAACGCCGGCGGCCCGGGCGGTGACGAGCTGGTGCAGAACCTCAACGGCACGCCGCAGGTGTTCCGTAACGGCTCGCTGCAGACCGGGGGCGGCGTCAACTACACGCTGGGGCCCACCGGCATGATCACCTTCGCGACGCCGCCGACCGCGGGTCACGCGCTCACCTGGACGGGCGCCTTCTACTACCGCTGCCGCTTCTCCGCCGACACCATGACCTTCGAGGAGTTCATGGAGAAGTGGTGGCAGACGCGCTCGGTGTCCTTCGAGTCGTACCACCTATGAAGGCAGCCTCCGCCGGCGCGATCGCGATCCTGCAGACCGGGGTCGCGATCCGCGCGGACCTCTACGTGATCACCCTCGCGGGCGGCGCCGGCACGTTCCGCTTCACGACGCACGCGGTGCCGCTCGTCGTCGGCGGACAGACCTACGGCACGCAGCTGCTCTTCAAGCGGGGCAAGGTCACGCAGAAGGCCGGCCTCGAGGTGCAGGCGCTCGACCTCGAGATTTCGCCGCAGTTCGATCACGCGAGCGGGGCCTTCGCGATCAACGGCGTCCCGTTCCTGCACGCGGTGAACGCCGGCGCGCTGGATCTCGCGCGAATCCAGTTCTCGAAGCTCTTCCTCGCCTCGATCGACGACACCTCGCCGGGGCCGGTGCCGTGGTTCACGGGCGAGGTTGCGAACGCCTTCGCTGGCGGCCTGACGGCGCGCGTTTCCGTGCAGTCGGACCTCGCGCGCCTCAACGTCGCGATGCCGCGGCACTCCTACCAGACCGGCTGCCTGCATACGCTCTACGGCCCGAGCTGCGGGCTCAACAAGGCGACCTTCGAGGTGGCCGGCAGCGTCGCCGCTTCGCCGACCCCGACAGTGCTGCAGTTCAACACCAACCTCGGCCAGGCGAGCGGGCACTTCGACCTCGGCATCGTCCGCTTCACGAGCGGCGCGCTCTCGGGCGTGTCGCGCGTCGTCCGCTCGCACGTGCAGTCAGGCGGGGTGCTGCGCCTGGTCGCGCCGCTGCCGGCCGCGCCGGCGCCGGGGGATGGCATCGCGGTCACGCCGGGATGCGACAAGCGCCAAGCGACATGCTCGAGCAAGTTCTCGAACCTCGCGCGCTTCCGCGGCTACCCGTACATCCCGGTCCCGGAGACGCTGTACGACGGCGGCGCGGCGGCGGGCATGGCGCCGGCGCCGGGCGGGCAGGGCTCGATCATCGGCGGGTCGGAGTACACCGGCCTGATCGACCCGCTGACCTATGTCCCCTGACGAGCTGCGCGCCGCGGTCGTCGCGGAGGCGCTGTCGTGGGTGGGGACCAGGTACGCCCACCTCGGCGCCACCAAGGGGCTCGCCGCGGACTGCGCAATGCTCCTGGTGCGCTGCTACCAGGCCGTCGCCATCGTCCCTGCGGACTTCGACCCGCGGCCCTACGCCGCCGAGTGGTACCTGCACCGCGAGGAGGAGCGCTACCTCGCCGGCCTCGAGCGCTGGGCGCGGCGCGTCGAGACGGCGCGGCCCGGCGACATCGCCCTGTACCGATTCGGCCGCACGGCCTCGCACGGGGCCATCGTGATCGACGAGGAGACCATGGTGCACGCCTACCGCCCGCTGCGCGCGGTCGTGCGCCAGGAGCGGCGCGCGCTCGCTGACCGACTCGACAGTTACTGGAGCGTGATCCCGGCATGAGCGGCCTCCTCGGCGGAAAGACCCAGAGCACGAGCGAGCCGAAGCTCAACTCCATTCAGGTCAACCAGTCGAGCTACGGGGCCGCGATCCCGCTCGTCTATGGCCAGTGCCGGCTGCCGATCACGCTGCTGTGGTACGACGGCTTCGTCGCCATCCCGCACACCGAGCGCCAGCGCGGCGGCAAGGGCGGCGGCGGGGGCGTGCGCTCGACGACCTATACCTACCAGGCGTCGCTGATCCTCGGCCTCTGCGAGGGACCGCTCGGGGTCATCGGGAACGTCTGGAAGGACAAGGACCTGACCTCGATCGCCGGGCTCGGCTTCACGACCTTCGTCGGCGACAGCCCGCAGACGATCTGGACGCACCTCTCGACGAACTACCCGAGCGCCGCGATCCCCTACGATCGCACCGTCTTCGTCGCGCACGCGGCCTTCGACCTCGGCAGCTCGGCGGCGCTGCCGAACCTGACGTTCGAGGTGACGGCACTCGCCCCCTACCAGCCCGGCACGATCAACGACGCGGAGCCCGCGGCGATCCTCGCGGACTACCTGACGAACGTGCACCACGGCGCGGGTTTCGCGTATCTCGCGGACCTCACCGGCGCCGGCGCCACGACCTACGAGACCTACACCCGCGCGATGGGTTACTTCCTCTCGCCCGAGGAGAAGACCCAGCGGCCGGCACACGAGTTCGTCGCCGAGATCCTGAAGATCACGAACTCCGAGGCGGTCTGGTCGGCAGGACAGCTGCGCATCGTGCCGCGCGGCGACGAGGCGGTGACCGGCAACGGGCGCACCTACACGCCGCACCTTACCCCTCTCTGGAACTTCACGGACGCGGACTTCATCGCCTCGCCCAGCGAGGATCCGGTGACGGTCGAGCGCAAGGCCGCGGCCGAGCTGTTCAACATCGTCCGGGTCGAGTTCCTGAACCGCGCGCGCCAGTACAACCCCGAGCCGGTCGAGGCGCGTGACGAGCTCGACATCGCGCTGAACGGCGAGCGCGTTGCGCCGACCGTCCGGCTGCACGCCATCAAGGACGCGGCGGTCGCGCGCCAGGTCGCGCAGATGATGCTGCAGCAGGGCCTGTACGTCCGGAACCGTTACCGCTTCCGGCTGCCGTTCGACTACTCGCTCATCGAGCCCATGGACCTCGCCTCGCTCACCGAGGGGCGGATCGGGCTCGCGAACAAGCTGGTGCGGGTGCTCGAGGTGTCGGACGACGAGTCCGACGAGCTCGAGGTGCTGGCGGAGGAGGTGCCCGTCGGGCCCGCCGCGGCGCCGCGGTACAACTGGCAGCTCGCGCAGGGCTACGCCGCGAACTACGCCGCGGCGCCAGGCAGCGTCCTGGCCCCGTACATCTTCACCGCGCCGCCGCTGCTCGTGTCGGCCGAGGAAGGCTACGAGATCTGGATTGCGGTCTCCGGCCCGAACAACGGCGCATGGGGCGGCTGCGACGTCTACTTCTCGCTCGACGATCTCGAGTACGTGTTCGCGGGCTCGATCAACGGCCCGGCGCGCTACGGCACGCTCGGTGCGCTGATCAACGCCGGCGCAGACCCCGACACCGGCACGACCATGCGGTGCGTGCTTGCGAACTCCTCGCTCGAGCTCGGCACCGGCTCGACGGCGGACGCCGACAACAATCGCCTCCTGCTGATGGTCGACGGTGAGGTGATGGCCTACCGCGATGCGGTGCTGGTCTCCGCCGGCACCTACGACGTCAGCTACCTGCGGCGCGGCAAGTTCGGCAGCAGCCGCACCAGCCACGCGAGCGGCGCCAAGTGGGCGCGCCTCGACTCGGCGATCTTTCGGATGCGGTATGACCCGGGCCTCGCCGGCCGCACTGTGTACTTCAAGTTCCCGTCGCGGAACGTGTACGGCGGCGGGCAGCAGACCCTCGACGCCTGCACCGCGTACACGCTGACGGTTTCGCGGGAGGTGAGCAGCGGGCTCTTCTTCAAGTCCACCGATACGCTCGCCTGGGACACGGACGCCTATTCCTCGGACGGGTACACCGACGGCTGCTCGCTGCAGTTCCGCGCGCTGCGCGCCGACGGCGACGCGATGATCGGGCTGAACTCCGACCCGACCCTGAATGCGAGTTATGACTCGCTCGACTTCGCGTTCTACCTGGTCGCGTGCGGG